GGAGATCGCGTGCTTATAAACCATTTGCAGCCTCCCATCGCCCTTCAGAGCGATGACAAAACGGTCAGAACCGACGATGACGCCACGCATCTGGAAACCATTCGTGGTGATCACCAGCACCGACTTCCGGCACTCCTGCGCCCTCAAGAGCAGCTGCTCCTGTAAATCTTTCTGTTCACTCATACATTTCGCCTCACTTCTTCTTTCTTGGTTTGGTCTTGCGATGGGTGCTGCCGACGGGGCCGTAGCAGTCCCGCCCCGGGTTATAGGTCACGGTATTCGGTGCGCCGCAGCGGACGCAGGGAATGTCGAAGGCCCAATCCGTGACATTGGTGAGATAGGTTCCTTTCTGGCCACACTCGCATCTGGTGTAGGCACGGTACGCCTTGGGAAGCGGCATCTCATGTCCGCATTCCTTGCAGATGTAGGTGTCGGTCGGCGTCCTCAGACAGGTCGTGGATTCCTTGTGGCAAGCCTCGCAACGGATATGTACGAACCCATTCCACGGTCTGATTTTCTCTGGCTCCAGCACAGGCTCGGGTTCAAAAATGGGCTCGGGCGCCGACTCGGGTTCTGGATCGGCAAAGATCACGGGCTCAGGCTCATCCTCATCCTCGGCCGGCAGCTCCGGAGGATCCTCGGTCAGCGATCCCTCTGTGATCCCCTCCATGACCTCGACGTGCCAGCCGCAGCCACAGGAACGCTTGAAGAAGCCGGCGGCGGTATCACATTCCAGCAAGCCTTTTCCGTTCCCGATGACCTCGCAGCCGCATTTGGGGCAGGCTGCGTACAGCTCCATGAGCTTTGAAGCAATAGTGATATTCATGACTTTCTCCTTCAGCCGCGGCCCTTTGGACACCACGGCGGCGTAGTACCCGTCCAAGATGCAACGGTACCGATCTTCTTGATGCGTGGGGTGGCGAGACAGTAAAAGCAGAAGCGCTGCAGCTTCTTGCCCGAGTTCTGAACAATGTCTCCTTCTTCGGTGCATTTGTAGAAGTCCGGGCAGTCAACACCGTCTTTCCTGCATTCAGCCATGGCTACCCTCACTTTCCACATCCAGTGCAGCCCTGGCCGCTTCATAGACCGCATAGCAGTCAGAGAGCGGAAACACAGCCAGATCAGAGTCGAAGTTCACGGCAGTTTCCCTGATGTGATAGGCAAGTGTGCTGTCCAGGTCATCCCGGTCATCAACGAACGAGGTGACGATGACTGCATTCCCAGCTACCGCAAGGAGCATATAGCCGTCAACGTCATCGGGCACACCATCTTCGTCTCTCGTGAGCACCCACACCGTATCGCCGGCGTGGAACTGCGCGCTCTGGCGAAGCACTTCAGGCGTGGTCTCCAAGGCCTGTGCCGCCATCTTCAAGGCAGATTCCTCGCTGAAATGCTCCTTCAGCATCGTGATCCGTTCCAGGGCTTCATTGATAATCACGCAGCCGTGAAGAGAGCAGCCGTGCTCATAGCCGCATCCCAGACAGGGCAGGCTCCCAGTCTCTACCTTCAGCCGACGAAGGGCCGTAATCAATTCTTCTATCTTCATGGACTGCACCTCACAATCCGAGATTCAGGACGCGGATCAGATCACAGCTGTCGCAATGCTTATCTTCCAGCTCGTCCTGGTTGGGGCACTCGCGCGGCCAGCGGCAATAGTTATCGCAGAATACCTGTGCGAGCTTCTCTACCTCCTCCTGCCAGCATTCACGGTGGAATACATGGGCTGTAACTACGGCCTTTCCGCAGATTTTACATTTTGCCATCTTGCGTCTCCTTTCGTGGTGGATCAAAGATAAATGGTCAGTACCGGCCCCGAGCGTGGAGCACGGCGTATTTCTTTTGGGCTTGTTTCTTCCGCATGGCCCGGCACTTCGGGCAGTAAGTCTGTTCCTTGCGTTCCAGGAACTCCCCACCGCACATCCGGCAATATTGGGGACGTATTCGCTGAAACTCGGTACAGGAATCGCAGTCGGCGCAATCAGCAGAGCAGCCTTTCACCGGATCCCAATTTGCGCACATGAACCGCTGCCAGTATGGGTCATAGCCGAGATCGTTCATGCGTTTCCGCAGAAGTGCATCGAGGATGGACAGGTTCTTCCGGACCTCTGTTCTTGTCTTGGAAAGGCTGAATCCCTGCCGCACGGTGGGCTCCGGCGCTCCGTGCCCCCACGGGCCATCACCCAGCATGGCGCGAACCTTATCAGCATCCTCCGTCAGATAGGTGAAGTATATCTTGCCGCGCAGGGCCTTCTCTGATTTTCCAATCACACGTCCGATCATGGAGTAGCTGTCTCCGTGGCGGATGCCGTCGGCGAGAATCTGGTGTTGTTCATCGCTCCAGCTGCCACCCTTCCGGTGGGAATCCGCTCTCACCGGCCGCTCCTTCAACCCCAGATCTCTACAGCGCCGCACAATGGCCCCCTCAGAGCGACGAAGGATTTCGGATAGCTCTGCGTATCCGTATTTCTGCTGCTTCAGAAGCCGGATCAGGTTGTTGTCTTCGTCCGGAGACCAGGGATCCTTCCGTTGCAGGGCAAAAGACTGATAATCTTTGCGGCGCTGCTCGGCTACCCAGTCCGGTTCCTTGCCCAGCGCCAGGGGCTCCAGCTTGGAAAAATCAATGAAGCTCCGATGCTGCTCTGCCCATTCCCAGAATTCCTCCAGATAGACCACACGGAAGCTGCACGCATTCACGCGCTTGGTATGGATCGGCATTCCACGGTTTTTCACCCAGCTTTTCATCTGGTAGCTGTACGATTGGCTGTTATCTGTGAGCTCGCGCATCAGCTGGTTGAAGGTCACATAGTCACCGGAATTCAGCATCCCACCCAGCCCCATTCGGGCCACCCGGACTTTTATGGCGTTTACCGTGCGCCCGAGCTTCTTGGCGATTCCAGGAATCGACACGGTACCCCAATGATCTTCCAGGTACTGCAGTTCTTCCGGCGTCCAGGTCTTCTGTGGGGAGCAGCGCAGCTCCCGGCGCTTGGTACGTACAGCACCCTCCGACCGATCCAACGCAGCGGCCATTTCGCCGTCGGTCTGTAATCGCCAATGATCTTGGATGTATTTTTCTTCGTCAGAGGTCCAGTGCCGGTAGTCACTCATGGTGTTAGGCTCCCTTCCGTATCAGGCGATGGAAGGCCGTCCATCGCATTGCAGAGCCGCAGCGCATTTGCCGGCGTCGGATCCTTCCTGAAGGCGTTCTTGGCCGCCTCGGTCTCCCGGATGACTTTCACATGGTAGGTGGTCAGCCTCTGGTCAAACGCTGCTCTGCTGACGGCTCGTTCCCATGCGAGACGGATCTGCTGCTTCTCAGCAGCAGCCGCATCACGGGAAATGGTCTTGTCGTAATAGGCCCGGTAAGTGTTTCGCAGGGCGGTATAGGCCATCTGATCCGGCAGGGACAGGCCATCGGGGAGCTCCTCGCCGCGCATCGCAGCCTTCTCCCAGGGGAATGAGAACCCGGTGCTCATAGCTGCAGATACCATTCCAGGAGTGCTACAGCAGCCTGCCAGCCGTGGCAGACACGCCATGCGTAGCCCTGTGCCTGAAGGCGTTCGCCCCACCATTCCTGGCCGCTTTCGGTCTTCATCTCGATATACAGGCCGTGGTAGCGGCCACGCGGTACCGGTAGGCACAGATCTGGCACGCCGGACTTCACGCCCTGCTGCTTCAGGTGCTTTGCCTCAACCGGATCGCGGGTGCCTCCGTTGGGTATATGATGGAGCAGGGCCAACTCCGGCCATTGCCGGCGGATAGAGGGTTGCTGGCTCCACTTGATGACGTAAGCCTGATGCTGGGCCTCACTTGCCATTTTCTATCACCTCCACGAAGGTCACGGTCTTGTTGTTCTTTGGATCCTTCTCCTTGCCCTGACGGACGGTGTACCCATTCCGGGCGAGGATCACGATGACCTGATCGCGGTCTTCTGCTTTTGATACATACAGTTTCATGCGCCCCTCCGTTTCTTTGGCTCATTCAGAAGCCTGTTCAGGATCTGGCTTGCGTCACCTTTGCTGAGGTTGGCGGTGTCAAAGCCCTTACAGCGCTTTTTGATGATTTCCAGCTGCCTCGCCGTTGCAGGAGACTTTCCCCATTTCCGCACGGCCTGCAGATCCCACAACATCCGATCATTGGGATGGTCACGGATCAGCGTAAGGTACGCCAGATCAAGCGCTTCCTGCATCCCACAGCGGGCGCCGCTTGCCAGATTCACCATACCAAGCGCATCCGGACAGGGGATCGTGATGCGCTGCCTGTTGGATAGCGAGCACACCAGAGAGCCGTCCGGCATCTTGAACCAGTTGACGTCATGGGTCTGATACTTCTGCTCCTGTGCCCACAGATCTACCAGGTGGATGTTCTTCACCCAGCTCTCTGGAGAGTCTGATGCCGCTGCGATCTTCTCAGGCAGCTCAAAGAGATCTCCCTCGATGTCCGTTTCCTTCCGCTTCGGCACATTCGCCATATCGATGCCGAGCAGAGACGGGGCCGTACAAAGCGACGTCTTCCCGGTAATACCCACGCAGTCGATCAATTCCAGCTGCTGTTTCCCGGGATAGAGCCGAAGGC